ACCGGACGCGACGCCCACGGACATGCGCTGGTCGATAAATCCCGTGGTCATCCGTTCCTCGCTGCGGCAATGCGCTGTTGACGTGCGGTGTCTTGCGCAATCTGGCCGCTGGTGCGACGATTGATCTTGCCCTGCACCACGATGGTCTGATTCACGGATACGGCCCGAGATCCGCCGCCATTGGGCGTGACCTTGACCGTGGAGTTACCGGTGGAAAGATAGTCGCGCCCGTGGATGGTGAAGATTTCCGGCCCGTTCTCGTTCACCGGATGGAAAGAGTTAGGCGATGCAATGCCGCCTGTTGCCAACCCAGCGCCGATGGTGCCGGGGCCGAAGCTGAAACCGCCGCCACTGCCCCCGCCGCCCATGCCCGACATAAAGTTACCCAACAAAGAGCCCCATCCGCCCCCGCCCCCGCTGAACGACTTGAACAAAGCCATGATCGCCTGATTGGCTACGAACTTGAGCGCCTGCTTGTACATGTCGTCGATCAGCGAACCGAACGCATCCTTGGCGGACTTGGTCCCCGATACGAAATCGGCAAACGCATCGCTGAATCCGTCGAAGAAGCCGGACGTGATCTGATACATGATTGCCGCTTGGTTCTTCTGCTGATCCACGAAGTCGGCAATCGCGGCCTTCATGCCGTTGATGCCATTCGCCTGCGCCGCTTGCGTGCGCTCCCATCGGTCGTTCTCAAGGCCGACCAGCACGGGTATGCTGTCCTTCACCGCATTGATCTCGGCGTCGATGAACTGCGTGTCCGCACCCTTCTGCGCACGCTGCCGGTTGAGCTGCTCGATCTTCGATGCCGCCTGCTCGCGGATACGTGCCACAGCCATGAGCTGCTGCGCTTCCTGCTGGCCCATGCCGATGGACTGCACTTGCAAGTCGATCTCGTTTCGGCGTGCGGTGATCTGGTCGTCGATGGCGTCTTGATACGCCTTGAGCGCGGCGGTGTTCTGGTCTTGCAGGATCTGCGCCTGTTTGGCATAGCCGTTGTTCAGCGCCGCCACGCCCTGCGCGACCTCGGCCTGCACCTTGGCGACATCGTGCCCGCTGGCGATCAGCTTCGCGCCCGCATCGACAATGGCGAGGATCGCCTTGGCCTGCTGGTTCTGTGCGGAATCGTTGCCGACGCCTTGATCAAATACCTGCGCCTGCTTGACCAGCCCGTTCAGGCTGGAAAACGGGTCGGATACACTGGCCGCATGCCTCGGGGATTTGGTGAGCTTCTCCGCATAGCTTTCTCGGATGCGCGCGATGCGCTCGTCAATGACGATCTGGTCGGCGCCCGCCTTGAGGCCATCGGCTTTTGCCTTGGCGATCTCGGCCTCCATGCGTTCCTGCTTGTCGGCATAGCGCAACCCCTCGCGCTGGAACTCAAGCATCGCGCGGGCTTTGTCGGTGTCGATGGCGCCAGGTACGTTCGTTACGGGCGACGGGGCTGGCGTCGGCTCGGCGCTCTGAAGCGATTTAATGGCAGAAATGGCGGCGAACGGGCCGAGCTTCTTGTACCAGGGGATCTTGTTCGCGTTCTAGGCGGCAGCGGCGAGGAACTCGGAAAACTTCTTTGTTTCCTCCCAAGCATCGGACGCGCCTTTCTTGGCCTCCTTCCACATCTGCGATAGATGCGGGGTAGCCGCGTCAGCCGCGCTAGCAATGTCGTTTAGTCTGGACGCATAGATGCGGGAAGCTTCAGATGCGGCGTCCTGCTCTCGCCCTTCATCCTGCAACGCTTGGACGCGTTGCAACTGCGATTCGGTGAGGAAGTGTTCCGTCTCGTTCAGCTTTAACAGCGCGTCCACCGGGGACTTCGCTATGTCCTCGAACTTCTTGATGGTGGCGCCGATGCTTTGCCCGGTCGCCTCCTGCATGTGCGCTGCAGCCTGCACGACAAGATCGAACGTCTTGCCAGTGAACCGGCCCGAGGCGGCGACATCCTCCAGCGCGTCGCGTGATGCGCCCAACGTCGCGCCGGATGCCTCTGACACCTTGTCCGCCATATCGGACAGTTGCAGCGCGGTCTTGCCGGCATACCCGCCCGTAGCGAGCAGCGCTTTGTTGAAGTCGAATATCTCACGCTCGCCATCGAACGCGGCTTTGATCAGCACCGCCAGCGAGACGGCTGTTGCGCCGATGGCAATGCCAAGCGGGGACATAATCAAGTTCAGTGCGCCAGAACGAACCGCCAGTGTCGAGAAGCTCTGGCTCAAGCGCCCCCATTGGCCCATCGCGAGGTCTTTCGTGATGTAACCGAGTTCGCGGCGCGACGCCGCCGTGTTCAAACTGAACTTGTGCATGGCCGCGCCGGCCTTGCCCACGTTAGCGCGGGTTTCCTCCAATCGGTCGTTCAGCGCTTTGTAGTCGTCCGCTCCGATGGCGCCCGACTTGCGAAAGCGAGCCAGTTTGGCTTGCATTTCGTCGAGCTTTTCAAACTTGGCGACGGTCGGGTCGATCTATGCCGCCAGTTTGGCAAGCTCGGCCGTTTGCTGCCTGAACGCCTCCGACGCGGCACGGGCCGGCTTTTCGATGCCGCCGCCTTGACGGAACGACTTGTTGAGGTCGGCGGTAGACTTGGATGCCTTCGCACCGCTCTCGGAGAGCTTGTCCAGATCCTCCGAAGCCTTAGCAACCCCTTGCGTAGTGACCCTGATTCCGAGCGAGGCAATATCCGTCATTTGTTCAGCACCTTCATTGCTTCGGATTCAAGGATGCGCAGACACTCGAAGGTATCCGGCCAGTCATCAGGGGGGATTTGCATCATCTGGAACACGGCGGGCAGGACGTTGTAGTCAAGCCCGGTAACGCCGTTCATGCCGACGCGCCACTGCGTAGAAACGGCAATCAGCGCGTTGACGGAAGCCAGGTTCTCGGGCCAGATCGGAACGGCAGTGTCGTCAAGGTCGGCGGCGGTCAGCCCGTATCGAGACAATTCCGCCTCGGTCGGGCCTTCCGAATAGATCGCCCTTGCTGCCGCCCTCAGTTTTTTGTGCGTGCGCCGCGCAGTTCTTCCAGATACGTCTCGAAGATGGCGTAGGCCGCGCCAGCGTAACTGTCGCAAAGCTGCGAGATGTTCTCGTCATTGAACGCGTCGTCCAGTTCCCATCCGGACGCCATGTCCTTCACCAGCTCGACGTCAGACTTCTCCAGTTTCCCGCCCCATTCCGCCACCTCTTTCTTGGTGCGATGCTTGAACGTGAACTGGACCGGCGTCGGCTTGGCGCCCGGAATCGGAATCGGCACCATCGCGTTGAATGTCGGCTCGGCGCACAGTTTGATTTTTGCCATTGTTGTTCTCTCGGTAGGCGAAAAGAGGGGCGCAGGAGCTACCTACGCCCCGTGGTTACGGTCAGCTCGAATAACGAACCGGCTCAGCCAGAAGCGACAGCGTGACTTCCACCGCCATGATCTCGTTGACGGTCAGGCTCGGCGTCTTGTTGAGCGAGATATACGCGTTGTAGAGGATCACGGAGCCAGACGGCAGGGTGATCTTCACCGCACGCGGCAGGCGGTCATCGTTCGCCGCCGAGGCGAGGATGTAGCCCGCCTGGGTCGGGTCGTCCGCGACGCTGAAGGTAAGGCCCGCCGCGCTCTTGAACGTCGGGATGCGCTTCTGCGAGTCGCTTTCCAGGAACTGGTATTCCAGGAACTGCTGCTCGCCGCCGTTGCTGGTGCTGGTCAGGATCTGCGACAGCTACGTGAAGCTGGTGACGGGGCGAAGCGAACCCACGCCGCCCGAAGCCGGGTAGATACTTGTCAACGTCGAGTCGATACCGTCCAGCTTGCAGGAGGTCGTGGTAGGGGACGCGCCAACGCGGACAACCTTGTTGGTCAGGCGCGACCAGCCAGAGGTGACTTCGAGGATGTCGCCAGCGGAGAAAGCTTGCGTGTCGGTTGTTGCCACCGCAGGATTGGCGTTCGACAACGCGGTCATATCGACGGCGGTGCCATAGCCGGCTGCGATGGCGACGAGCGCGCCGTTAGGGAGTTGGACTGCCATTTTATTTCCTTCTAGAGGGATGCGTCGCCTCGCGGCGATGCGGGACGGCTGCCTTCACGACAGTCGTTTTCCGGCAGAGCGCTCCGCCGAATGGGTGCGCGTTTCGCGGCGTCTCACGACGTGGCTAGCGCGGCTTAAATCGTATCCGCCCGGTATCGAAACGACACCGGCACGGTGTAGCGGTCGCCGTCCTGCATGCCCTGCGCAGCAGTAACCGGCGTGATGACTTGCAGCGTCA